TCTATATCTTCTTCGGGAGTGCGAGTCTGCAAAAAAACAACTGTTTTATTTGCTGTAATTGTAAAATCATAACTTTTCTTTTCAAATGTTATTGAGCAATTTAGAGAGCTCAGTTTACCGGCAGCTTCATATCTATTGTAATCTTCACTCAAATTAACATGGTCTCCAAACAAGGCTACACTTTTTAAACTACCGTCATTAAAACCATTTAACCAACCTCCCCAAACGTTATGGGAATGTTGGATTAAATATGGGAAATCCACAGACGATCTAGACACTTTAAAAGAGTCAGGAAACTGCTTTCCAAACTTCTTTTTGAAGTCATTAACTGCTCCTTTATTCCCTTCCACGAGGAATAACTTATGTTCAATATTATAATAAGCATTCATACTTACACTCTCAACAAATTGGTTGAAGAAATAATCTTCTCCATAAGCCCGTCCTTGTTTTCTTTTAATCTTTTCATGATTAATTATATATTTATCAAAGCCTTTATAATATCCTCTTTTTATTAGCTTTAAATCGCTCTTAGGTTCATCATCACTTTCGTCCGCTGATAATTGTTGTTGAGTACTTACAATATCTTCTTCGTTTTTTCCACTAAATAAAGTAAAATTATCAACGTCCAAAAAATGGTAGGCTCTCATTTAAAATCAATCCCCAACTAATGAAATGAAATTTACACTAGACCTTTGAAAATCAGTTATATCTGTTGTAGTACACTCTAGTACTCTCTCAGTTACCTTTACGCTTTTTCTTCCTTGTTTCGTTTTATCATCGTAGCTATACCACAAATGATGAATATTTTTCGGATTTATGTTTTTTGCAATTAAACTAAGAAACGGATTTTGACCATTAAAATGAATTTTGAAGGTAAAAGCACACTTTTTAGCGTTAGTTTCTTTTTCTAATGTTCTAAACAAAGGAGTTATTTTGTCTTGGAATATATCTATTGATTTGTCGTAAGAACAATAAAAATCATCAATCCTACAAATTATTTTTCCATGAGTGTCCAGCAATTCTTCATCTGCCACTTCTACAAAATCAAAAATATAGTGTAGTCCATCGATATTAATACTAAACGCTTTATCATTTATTAAATTAAAAGAAGTGGCGTTCTCTAGAGATAATAAATTTTGCTTAATTTTATTCTGAATCGAATTATTAAAATTCCCCTCCAGTACACTCTGTACATTCCATTTAGAACTTGAATTGAAAAGTATTATACGCACTCTTGTTATAAATAAATTAAACTTTCTCCAGTAAGTGTAGAGAGTGGCTAAAAGACCAACTATAGCTATAGCATATTTTAATGTATCAAACCAGTTATCGATTAAAACGGAAAAATAATTATAAAGAAGAATTGACATAGTGGAAATTAACACTAACAAAACTGCGAACCAAACACGTCGACTATAAAGTAATTTCACTATCAATTCCTCCCTTCCAGTCTTTTTTACAGCATATCATAATTAGTCGAAGCACGCTTATATTTGGTTCTTAATTAAGAGATATATTAACAACTAAAATAAAATAAGAGCCCCTAAAAGTTCAGGGGCATAAACAGTTGTCAATTTACATTAATTGTAATATCACTTTACAGTTATTTCAAGTGATTATTTTAATTTAGCTCCCGTTTCTGGACCAACGTAGATATTCACTTTGCCAAAATCAGCAGTTTGAATAGTTACTACATTCGTTTGGGGTTTGGCAAGTACTTTATACTCCAGACCGCCGAACTTTTTAGGATTAAGGAAACCTTTCTCATTACCTTTCGTAGGTGCCTTGTTGGTCGGATATACTCTCCAAGACGAAGCGCTTGTCGGCAGGTATAGGAATTCCTTATTTGATTTTTTGCCTTTTGCTTTTGGCTTTAACGATCCTGTTATCTTTGCTCCTGTACTTGCAGCTCCATAGACCTTCCCTCTTCCGAAATCTGAGGACTTAATTACATAGACGTCCGGCTCTTTCTCGCCAAGCACCTCATAGGTTAGTCCACCGAATTTAGAAGGCTTTAGAAAACCTTTTTCGTTTCCTTTTGTCGGTGTAGCATCTACAGGATATATACGCCAGCTTTCTGCAGTTGCAGGCAAATGGATGTACTGCTTGCCTTCCACCTCTTTGACCGTCTTGGCTTTCGTTTTCTTCTGCTTGGCAGACTTATGCTTAACACCTGTCACTTGCGCTTTAAAATCATCAAATCGATCTAGCAGTAAGTGAGGGCAGTTTTTGCCTGACCAACGCTTATGCGGTACCACGTTTTCAATCGGGATGTCATGCTCGTCCATTAGCTGACGTACTAGCCATGCTGCATTCGCAACGGCCTTGTCGAAGTCACCATCTGCATTTTCGCAGATTTCAATACCAACGGAATTCCGGTTCCCATCACCTTGACCATCGCCAGCGTGCCAGCCGTTTTCATCTGTAGGTAAGTGCTGATAAATCTCTTTGTCATCAACCGTATAATGCCAGGATACTTGTCGGCCGCCAGCGCCATTTAATAGATACCGTGCATGCATTTCGGCATCGGCTCCTTTGGAACTGTTGGCTGTATTGTGCATCGTGATAAAATCCGGATCCATAGAATATCCCGGTCGCAGCTTTTTATTGCTGGCCGGGATGAATGATTTGTGGATTGCAACCATGGTAACACGCTCCTTTTATTTTGTTGTTCCTTCTCGTTTGTTTACTGCAATCTCAAATAATCCTGTACCTGCAAGACCCGCGAAACCACCGGCCCATAGTCGCATTACTAGCTCAAGGTCCGTAAACGGGTAGGCAACTGCTCCAATAGCGATACCGATCACAAAACTAACGACTGGGACAATGTTTTTAGGAATAGTTACTGTTCGCTTAACCAGTTCTACAAGTGCTGTTACAATCGGCAAAATGACTGTTGCAAAAATCAATACTTCTTCCATGCTCTCACCTCCTTAAAATGCTAATGCGAAGACTGTGACACCAATAGAAAACGCCGATAGACCAACACCCATCCAGGCTGGCCATAACCGGCGCATACTCCACTTATTTTTTTCCATTGACTCGATATCTTCTTTCAGATTGTCGATTTCCTTATCTCGATAGTTCAACATCAGCTCCAGTTCTTTTCGCGGGACAAACGTATTGGTGAAATTCTCAAAGTTGTTGTTCAACTTCTCCATGTTCGTGACAACATTTTTTAGGTTTTCTTCAACTCTTACGAGCCTTTCTCCGTCTGTCATCTCCTTCGCCTCCATGCTCGACCCCCTAACAAAAAATATTTATCTCGTATATGAAAAAAACACCATTCCTTCCTCCGTGTGGCCAGGGCGTTATCATCCCCTTTTTGATATAAAAAAAGCACACCCTTTTGGGTGTACTACTAAACAGTATCTCACTTGTTCAAGATAAGGTTGTCCAATATCTTCTTAATTTCTGTGGCAGTATCTATAGGTATTTTCTCTATTGTAGCAGTATTATTCGATGTTATTATTTCAATTTGCGCCTCCAACATACTTGTATTGTTACTTATTGAACTAATTGATGATAATGGTATCTCTACTTTATTATTTTTAGTGATACCTTCTATTTTATGGACAATTATTCTCTTATTCGTGATATAAAGCTGGTTTGTTGGATTGGGATAAGAAGCTGCTACACCTAGTAGTTCCTCTCCCTCTAAAAGGCTGTTAGCAATAGCATCAATTTGTTTTTTCATTGCTTTTTTTCTTCCCCAACCCGCCTTTTTAATTGTCATTTCAATAGTATTAGTCAATGATTATCCCACCTATTTTCTACTAAATTGTACTCAAGAGAACTGATTGTTGGAAGATAAATCATTGTTAGATTATCCCTCAATTATCTTTGCTTCACGAGCGGCCTTTAACAACCTATTTAGGTCTGAATGAGTCAAATCAAGTGGTCTGGGTACTAATCTTAACGTTCCATTTTCTTCTCTCTTGTAGTAAGCAAATCTTATTTCATCTCGATTTAGTTCCTTTACAGTAATAAGTTCAATGACCGCTACTCCACCGCTATCTAAATCAATCTGCGATCTCTCCCAAATCTTACAATACTTAGTTTCATTAATTGGGGTTTCTTTGTTTGTTTTAGAGGTACCCACTTCCTTGGTGTTTTCCTGTTTTCTCTTTTTGTCCGCCTCGTCTCTCTTACGGACAATCGCTTGTTGTTGTTGTGACTTTCCTCTCATATCATATCTAAATCCCATAGCATTTCCCACCTTTCGATAATAATTTCGCTATAAAATCCTTAATTCCTGTAGTAAAATTTATTTTTTCACAAAGATATACAACAACCGACCTAAACATCCAAAATTTGATAATATTAAAGAATACTAATTATTAAAGGGTGTTTATATGAGTACAGAACGTCTTACTTGGGTAGATATTGCCAAAGGAATAGGTATTATAGCAGTAGTATTTGGTCACTATGCAAGTGATAATCTAGCTCACCACTATACATATTGGTTCCATATGCCTTTGTTTTTTATCTTAAGCGGACTGTTATTTAACCCGTTGGATAATTTTAGTCAACTTTGGCCATGGATTCTTAAAAGAACCAAGCAGTTGATGATCCCCTACCTCAGTTTCGGCATTATTATACTTTTGTACAAAGCAATTATGCATGAAAATTACTATGATGATTTTGGGCTTACTGTTTTCTTAGAAGATTTCTATAACTTTGTCTATGGCGGGCTTGCCATGAAAGGTATTAATACCGTGTTTTGGTTTATTACATGTCTATTACTAACTCAAATTGTGTTTGCAGTCATTCGACTATGCATTAAATCTGTTCCAGTTCAACTTGGAATAGTGGTCCTTTCTTATTTTTGGGCCCACGCTTATTCCATCTACATTGCCGGAGATTTAGAGACTCCCGTTCCTTGGAGTGCTGATGTAGTATTCATCGCTTTAGCCTACTATGCTTTAGGTTTTTACCTTAGACAGTATCTAAGCTTATTGTTGAACTTTAAAGCATTTGTCATGGCTCTTATATTTACGATCGGATTTACTGTATATGACTTTAGAAACGGTTACTTTTACGAGATGGACCTTAAACCCAATGTTTACGAGCACGTCGTTTTGGATTTTTTGGTTCCATTCTCCATTTGTATTATAGTCTTTTGCATCAGTAAACAGTTAGCTCAGTTTAAAGCAAGCAAGTTCCTGATTAGTTTAGGGATGTCGTCTCTGACGATTATGTTTCTACATCGTATCACCAATGAGTTTGCGGCAGAGTTCTTCGAATATGAGATAATCACCTTTACTTTAATCGGATTATTAGCACCTTTTGCGCTTCACTATTTATTTGAAAAAACTGCAATAACTCGCCTAATATTCCTGGGTAAGTCGACAAAGGTAAAAAATACTTCAAAATCAACCAAAGCAAGCGCCTAAACTAAAGAGCGATTACTTTGTTGATTCAAAGAAAGAAGGTGATTAAATTCATCTTCTTTCTTTTTCTGGCAACTTACGTCCGCTCGACGTTTTCGACTTCTTCGTCCATTTCTTTGATTTTCTCGTCTCTCAGATCTTGATTCTCCTTTTCAAGTTCCTGAATTTTGTTTTCTTTTGTGGCTATGGCTGCATCCTTCTGTGCAACCACCAAAGACAAATCAGCTATCTGATCCGTTAGTGATTTTATGAATACCTGGTTAGGATTAAATTCTTGATTTTCCATTTAAGCAGCTCCTTCTAATTGTTTCAGTCTTTCTTCGTGCTTTTTGACTATAGGAATAAGCAAGGTCCAAAGGCGATCATACGCTATCCCTTCCAATTCCCCGTTGGTCCATATCGCATATTCAGACAAACCTGCAGCAACTAAATCCTCGGCAATCAAACCGTAGTAACGGCTTAAGCCTTTCGTGCTACCACCATTTCTGTCTACTTCGCCTTTATCGAACCAGTTTTTAAGGTCCATAGACATAATTCGCTCCGCATATCCGCTGGAAAGGTCTACTTTTTCGATGTCTGTCTTATATTTTTTTGCTGACGTGGACCGGCCAATTTCTCCACTACTGTCGACATACACGTTTGATGTACCGGAAAATGTTTTATTATAAACTGCAGAGGATTTTAGTTCCCCTCTGATGTCTGCTACGCTTCTAAATATTGTGCTTCCTTGAAAGTCGTTTGTTGATCTTGTGATAAAACTCCCTTTTATATCCACACTACTCCTTAGAATAGAGCTGCCCGTTATATCCAATTTACTTCTTCCGAGAATCTGCCCTGCAATATCCATATCTCCATTAGACTTCAAAGAACTTCTCGCTAAGATTAAGGAAGCACTCATGCTTCCATCATAATTTAAAATGACGCCCGAAGCTTCTGTGTTCCAGTTATCCGAAATCTGAATTTGTTCAGCATTCAAATCAACACGAGCGATAAGATTCATATCAGTCTTATTGTCGTATAGACGTGAATTAAAGTAGTCTGATCCATAGTGCGATTCGGTATAACCGAGAAAAGAGCCTTTTTCATTGTTAGATGTCAACTTAAAAATATCTGATCGGAACTTTAAATGGTTTGTACCTAAACGGTAATCCCCGTCGAACCAACGGGGGTTATGACTCTCTCCTATGATGTTTCCATAATCATATTCTCCACGAATTTCCGAGTAAAGATTTTTGAGCGTTAATCGATTGTTCAACAGCATATTTTCGCCTTCGAAGGTAATCCCTTCAATCCGGATACCTCGAAGCGTGCCGACACGAATCATATCAGCGACAATGCCATCTGCGGTAATTGCTATATCTGGCGTGGCGCCACCATCTGTACTTAACATCATCCCTCGCGAATTGAGCCATACGAGTCTGTTCGGGTCTTCGTCTTGGGCTATAATGCCCTGGACCCCATTATCAGCATTGCCGAAGATCAATTCCGTTTGAGCTTGCTCTAAACTCCTCATCGCCTGTTGCTTGGTAGATGGCCATACTTCAAAAGGCAACTTTGCTCGTCCTTCCATCAATGCTTCCATTTTTTTGGCCGCAGTGTTCAATGTTGCTTGATGACGTTTGCTTAAACCTTCGGAACCGAAGGTTAACTGCAAATCCAGTATGTCGCCTTTCCAGTTTCGTTTTGGTTTTATATAAACCACTCGAACTTCCTCGTTCAGTCCTATTCTTTCATCGATAATAAATACTCTATCGCCTTTTTCCGGCCGAGCAAGAGAATATCCTTGTTTTCTCATATCATGAATATCAGATGAAATACTTAATTTAAGCGATTCATCTACCAATGTTTTTAATGCTTCGTCCATCGTTTCTGTTGTAGTGATTTTCCCGTTTTTGATTGGTGGAGCTTCTCGTTTTCCGATGATAGCTGCCAGTGGTGAAGTGTATTTACGAATAAGGCCAGCGTTATTCTCGGCATCCTCATCGCCACCTTCTTCATAATCACCATATCCTTTTGCATAAGTCCAAAATCCCTCTGCATCGATCTCTTGAATGATGTTGGAAGCATTGAGCCTGTATCGGTACTGGAATTGAGTGTCACGGCCTATCCTGGGTTCAAGGTATATGGTGCGGCCGGAAATAATAAATTCAGCTTTGTATCGCTCCAGTCCACGTTTAAACAAACTTAACCTCGTTTCCCCGTCTCCGACACCTTCCCAATCCTGCGCGTAAAAGGATGAACCCACCAAGACAAAATCGTATCCGCTTCCTTCGAAATTCAGCGAAAAGAAGTCATAAGCAGTCATGTGCTGGTCGTACCTCTCATAGATACGTTGGGTATTAAAGTCATCAAAAAACACCGGGATGGCCTTCACATCTACTGTGAGGCTACTTCCGGCGCCTTTTCGTTTGCAATATACAATTTTATATTCTGTGTCTTGTTCATCGATGATGATCCACATTTCAGCAAGATCATGAATAAACTGTTTATTTACTTTTGTTGGTAAAACGGTGGCAGACAGACTCTTATTCCCGTTCAACTCTTCCGGCAACTCATGCGTCGCTTGTAACGGATATTCGTTTCCTTCAAGGTCTCTTACACTCAAAACGCACTTTTGAAAAGATGGTTTGTGTTTAAAGTCTGTATCGTAATAACGATCAATACCTAGGTTAATTGACATGTTATCACCTCTTTCCATAAAAAAGACACCATTTATAAGGTGTCTTTTAATCTAAACAAAAGCGAACATTGTTGCATATAATTCCATCCCAGTAACATCTTTGAAAGCATCGCCGTCCGACCACATGATATCAATGGTACTTGTCCCGTCCTCATTAGAGTGAGGAGAACCTATAACTGGAACCAAAGGTGAATCAGTCGTACCGCTAATCATAAAGTGCGGCCTTGATTTTAAACTCTCGTCTAAGGAAATATCCAAAGTCAAACGCACTCGATCAGCCGCATAGAGTTCACCGGAAATAATGCCGAAGTTTGCAGAAGTTCCGTTCGCAATTACTGTGTCATCTGGACCTTTCTTGATAACACCGACAGCGAACACTTCGGGTTTGTTACCTACATCTTCTCTCTTAGTATGAAAGTGAATGTTTCGAAACTGGATTGTCGCAACTACATTCGCGGTTACACCGAATGCAAGACGGCTATATTGGCCATTTTTATTCACGGGAACCTTAAATGTGTACTCTTTATTAACCCACTCTTTTGCATCCAATAAATCGCTATACGTTTTTTTAGAACCTGTGTAATCAATATCAAGCGCCATAATCCCGTTAGGACCTTCTATGACCCTGTATTCAAATGATACAGTTACTTCTTGTCCAGGTTTTAATGTCAAAGGAAAACGCAAATAACTCCCGGAGGTACCGTCGTTCGGAATAGTTATGGTCTCACCTTCAATTGTGTATCCTGGTTTCAATCCACTCAACGAATCTATTGTGAAATTACCTGTTAACATTAATATTGCACCTCCGTGATCTCGGTGGTCATAATTTTATTGTATCCTTGTTTTATAAAGTTCGAGAATTCTTGCTGACTAGTTATTGTAGCGATGGCGAAATCGAGACCATTTTCCCTGGTAATCTGTAAGTTTTCAGGAGTAGCCAAGGATTTATCACACACAATCGCACCATTTCGGTCATTTATTAAAACAGGCAATGCTGTGTCGACTTGCCCCTGATTTCCGCACGAAGCTCCAATTTTCATTTCCTTGGTGATACTGCGAATTGTATCTACATTCGTTTGGAAGTTATTAGATGGTGACAACTGTAAGGTGCATCTGTTTTCAAATCCGTAAGTAATCAACATCCGCACTACCATTTCTAAATCGTCCGAATTCCGAAAGTGCTTAAAGTCCGGGTAAATATAAGGCGTTGCTTGTATAGCTGATAAATACTCTTCTAATGTAGGAATACGCAACCCTTCAAACCTAGATGAAAAATAACTACCTGCATCAAAACTTTTAATCATGTCTAGAGTTAAATCAACTACGTTTCCCGTTCCGTCAGTTGTTCGGTTAACGGAAGGATCATGAATGATCACCGGTGCACCGTCTGCAGTGAAGCGTATGTCAAATTCAAGACTAGCACCTTGTTCCGCACTTCTTCTGGCTGAATAAAGAGTGTTTTCCGGATATAACCCATCAAAACCCCGGTGGGCGATTACTTCTGTATCGAAGTTGCTATGACTTATTTTCTCGTCTATCGCTTCCGTTTTTATATCAATGCTTTGTTTATTATTTTCAATCAAAGCTTCCATGTTATCGAATCGTTTGTACAATAAGTCAAAGTCGCCTCTAGCTTGAACAACTTCCGGATTGCTGTCTCCTTTGTTCAACACTAGGTTGTTCAACCAGGTGTAAAGTTCAGTGAAATTCTGGTTGATATTATGCCTGGTTTGCCTGTCCCACATCAGGTCAATGTCTTTTCTCCCCACAAAATCGCCCCTTTAAAAATAATAAAACCGAAAATCAAAATCCACTTGCGCGCTAGCAGCTCCAGCCAAAGTAAGATAGTTCCACCCAGGTGAAAGCTCGATGTATTGTTTATTTGTCTTCCTAAAATATTGTAACGCATTTGAAGTGATAACAGGTCCATCCAATACAATTTTTTGACTATTATTAACACTTTCTAGCACTTTGAATTCTGTGCCATTAGTATCGTTTTTAAGAGACAAATAGGATACGGAGCCTGTTACTTCTGAAATAGAAATCTTCAACTCTTGGTCGAAAGGATGCACAGAGACATTACCTGCGTTATAAACCCTAAACTGTTCTCCACCATAAACATTACGTGAGTACGCAAGAGCGTCATCATCGGCAATCAATCCCATCCCGAATCCCCATAAAGAACTGTCGGCAAATATGCCATTTTGTTGTATATCTTGGGTGGTGCCGATGGATTCGGCGAATGGTAGTTCGGTTGTTTCGAATACTAATTCGCCCTCACCATTTTCAAGTGTTTGTTCGACGTCAAAGTCGTTCGCCAATCGAACCAAGTATCTTTTTCCTCCGACATATACATTTTGACTATCAGAGCTGAACTTTCTTTTTCCGTCCTGATCGACGGCGCTATCTTTTACATCCACGAAATCATAATGCAATAATTTAGGTCTTCTTAGTTCACGCACAAAATAAGCCCTGGTATCTTGTACCAAGGCGAATAGTGCGTCTCTTGCTAATGGGTAATCCAGTAGATCGGCAGCCCGCAGGTGGAACGGGGCAGTAATTGTCCTAGTTCCATATGTGGAACCGTAATCTATTCTTCCGTGGGTTCCCTCTACCTTCCCATACTCGCTTTCCATGGTGCTGGCACTAACTTTAAAATCGTCTATAAAAACATCATGATCAGACAGCAAAAAGGAAGTGCCATCTGATTTTATAATCTCCAAGTCCATATGACACCTCCTAATCCATTACTGATATTCTGTCATCTATGGCATTACCTTCGTTCACAAATGTTCTTAGCCATTCTGCATCCCCTTCATTTCGGATGGTAATGTGAATCGGTTGCTTTCTCACATTCACGTCAGCATTAACAGCACTTTGAACCTGGGCGTTGCTGTTACGCTTCAGTCCTTTCAAGCTTGATGTAATCTGCGAAGACTTAACTTGCAGATTCGGATTGAACGACTTGGTTGCAGTTGAGGCCATGTTCTTAGAAACATCGGCTACTTTGTTTTTCATCCTTTTCACACCGATGATGAAGCCTTCAAACGTATTGATACCAAAGCCTCGGAACACTCTGGAAGGAGAATTGATGCCAAGTAGATTCTTTGCCCCTTCAATCGCGCCATCGACAACACCTTTAGCACTATCAACCAGGTTTCCCGCCATGCTTTTGATACCGTTAACGAGTCCTTGTATGATGTCTTTACCCATATCAAACAAGTCGATGCCTCGGAAAAAGCTCATCACGCTATCCCAAATAGATTCAATTTTGTTCTTGGCCGAGCGCATTTTGTCCCGAACAGAATTAACTATGTCTTGGAATTTACTTTTTATCTTGCTCCATATCGTTGATAGAACAGTAGAAAAGAAGGATTTCACGGCATTCCAAATACGACTTATAGTATTTTTGGCCAAATCCATTTGGTCGGATATAGCTTCTTTCATGCCTTTAAAATCACCAGTGACAAGCGATTTTAAAAATTTGAGCGTGTTCTTAAACGTGCCTTTCACAAAATCCCATATAGCAGAGATGATTTCCTTTGCATTCTCCATATAAGATTTTATTACTTCGTACAGAGCTGGAAATTTTTCTTGTATATAGCCAAGTATTTTTTTAGCTGCATTACTGATAAAATTCGATATAGCAGACCAAGCTTTTTTCGTCCAGGATGAAATTTTATCCCAGTTTGCGATGATTAACGCTACCAACGCTACCACCGTCGCTATTACCCATCCAACTGGCCCCATGGCGATTAACCACTGTGCTGCCATTCGTGCAGCCCACCAAACAGCTTTTCCAGCCAATTTAGTAAAGCCGGTGATCAATTTCCCTACCATTCCACCGAATGCTGTCTTTAATAGGAGGGTGGCTGGTATAGTGGCTATGAGAATGCCTGTTAAAGTAATTAAGAAACCGATAATCTTTCCAATCCATGGGTGAGCCTCCATCATACTGTTTGTCCAACTTATGATAGAGTTAACTACACCTAGTATCCAAGCCCCTAACGGCGCCATACCAATACCAAGATTGACTAGGAAAGTGGTTAAATTACCGATTAAATCAATTACTTTTGGTCCGTTTTCCCGGACATAATCGATGAAAGACTGAAACTGTTGGTTATCCGATAATGTCTGACCCCATTTCTTAAACCTTTCAGTCAAATCCTGCAGTCCGGTCATCATGTCGGAAGACAATGGAGCGAACGCCGAAAACATGCCCACTAATCCACCAACAATATTTCCGAATATATCAAGCAATTTCGGACCATTTTCTCGAACATAATCAATAAATGCCTGAAACTTCTTCGATTCGCCTAAACTCGAAGTCCATTCCCGGAAGCCTTCAGACATGCCCAGAAATCCATTTTGCATATCAACACTCAACGGACCAAAGGCTCTAGCCATGTTCATAAAACCGACCATAAAGTTCATGCCGGCTTTTGTCATGGTTTCTAATGCAGGACCGGCAAATTCACCCATCCATTTAAAAAACGCTTTGACATCCTCTGTCTGAAGCGTTTCGTTAAGAGAATCCATTAAGTTGTTGACAGCTGTAGTCGCCCCTTGCAGTGTCGGTTCTGCCATTTTCAGGACCGTACTAAGGGCATCCATCGCCTTCGTAAAAATTTGAACGGTGGGCTTTTCCAATTTGCCCATGATGTCACTCCACACTTCTTGCATACCGCGGAGAGACTTTAAAGCTTTCGACTGTTCTATGTTCAAAGTACCTTGAATGACAGCCATTTCTTCCATGATTTCATTGCGTTTTTCTTCATCAGTAGTAACGGCTAGTTTTTCCTGGAGCTTTTTCAAATCGTCTGATGCTTCAAAAACATCATTCAAGTTTGAGACGGCTACAGCCCCAAATCCTACAGCCCCCGCCGTAGCTAATCCAAATGCCGTTCCTAGTCCTGCGATTCCGCCTGCTGCCGTTCCGAGCATAGGCCCAATACTCCCGAGTGCTCCTGCCAATCCGGCACCCAACGGTGAAATCATCGGTAAAATAGCCAGCAAGCCACCTTGAAGCAGGCTGAATCCAACGGTACTAAATGACCGCATAGTGTTTGCTATTTTGCCAAGCTTTTTCTGAAACTTTTCTACACGAGCATCTATTTCAACGACAACCTTGTCCCGAGCTAAGTCTCTGGCTTTACGCGACACAAGGGCAGCCTTACGGAAGAATTCAGCCGTCACGGCACCAATATCGACATTCGTTTTTCCATGCTCTCTAACGAATTGGCGCATGAGACGACGAGCTTTCTTAATGTTGCGTTTCAAAGGCTGTGTATCGGCATCCATTTCTGTTTCTTCTATGCTTTCAGCGTCTTGTTTGAACTTTTTAGCTACACGCCTGGCAGACTGAATTGCTCTTTTAAATTTCGAAGCATTTGCCTTCAGTTCCGCATCAATCGAATAATTGGCCATTCACTCACCCCTTTCTGCTATTATGCTGTAGTGCTATTTGTGCTGGTGATAACTTGTTCGGAGACTCTTTCTTCGGTTCGGTAAACCCTTGATCGACCTGCTTCAATAGCTTCTCGTAGTCAAAGAAGTCATCAAACTGTTTGAATACATATTCCTCTTTCGGTTTTTTCTCCGTACCAACGTTCTTTGTTGCTGCAGCATTTCTAATCAAAAATGCCGTTTTGTGCATTCGATATTCTTCATCGATTTCTTTATATTCCTGGGCATAACGCTTGTAATGAAACTCGGTCAGTGTCATGTCTTCTACATCCTTCAACCGTTCCATGCCCAACTTCCGCATAGCGTAAATGACTATTTCATTGTAGGTTAGACCGCCTTCGGCTTGTTCTCCGTCTTGTCTTCCTTCAGACTTTCTGGAATCAAGCTTGCAGTCATAGGTCGCTTCCCCAATTCTTCGATGATCTCTTCGCTGAAGGATTCAAAGCCTTGGTTTTCCGCAATGTCGTCAAGGATAGTCTCCAAGTCCTCATAAGTTTTTGGAGCTTTCTTGTGATGAGAAGTGGCCGCCTTAATGATTTTGGAAATGCCGACAATATTTCCGGATTGAAGTTTAGGAATTAACAATTCCAGACCTTCCCCCAGGCTTGCCCCTTCGATTTCAAAGCCAAGTTCCTTGTCGATTTCCACCAAAGTCCGAAGACCAAATTTCAGTTCGATTTCTTCTCCGTTAAAGTTGATATGCATGATTGCAATTCCTCCTTGTTTTAGTCAATAAAAAAGAGAGGGAGCAAATATCCCTCTCTCGTTATGCTACTGGTGCTGCATCCTCTGCAAGGCCATCGTCGGCCGGATCATCGGAAAGAATGTCATGGAATACATAAGACAATGTTTCAATGTCCTGTTCCGGCAGTGTTACTTGGCCTTTTTGGCGTTTTCCTTCTGTTACAAAAGTTCCTTCCACGGTTGGATCATCCTCTGAACCCGAAGTAGTTTCCCACGACGTGATATAGCCCTGGCGGTATTCTGCTCCGAATTTAGTGATTTCAGTAGTTCCGTCGTCCCCTGTTTCTACTGTTTTATCTGCCAAATCCACTTCCCACATTTCTACTGCATAGTCGTCAACAATCGAATCTTCTAACATAGTAAAAGTTGGATCTTCTTCGGACTGCAACGCTGAAATACTCACCTCATCTTCAAGTGCAGCCCCCCCTGATACAGAACCGTCTTTTGTTGCGGTTGCTTCTCTTTCGCGGGAGTAGGACTTGGAATGTTCCGTCTGAAAAACCAGCCTGGCTGCTTCTGCAGCTTCACCTAGCTTGCGGAAATACAATACCTTGTGTACCCCTTTTGCAATTTCAGGCATGTTCTAACCTCCTAGTATAGTTTGTATTCTGCTTCAATAATGCCGTGGAGCAGGTTATCGTTTGTCGTGTTATCGAATATTGTATTGGAACTCAATCCTTCCAACTTCACATGATAGTTAACCAGCTGTCTCAAAGCTCTCAAATCCTGTTTCAAATTATGCAACATGCCCGTGTATAAGGCCCGGTCATTCGCATATCCCCAAACGTGCACAGTCTGGATAAGACGGCCGGTGATAATGCTCTTGTTATCAATCACATCATCATCCGTCGTCTCACCGACATGCACGAATGGATATAAGAGATTTGTGTCGCCGACAGGGGAATAATCAATGGTTTCGTATCCCCGAGCAAGAGACAAGCTAAAAACGGCATTAAAAAGCTGTATTTCTGGTGATTCCATTCGTTCACCTACTTACTTAACCAACCTTTCAAGATCGGCTATAAACTTTTTTCGTTGATTTAGATAAGAATCCCTCAAAAACCAGGTGGCATCCATATATCGAGTACCATAGTTTAAGAAGCCGGCATACTCCGAGCCAACGAAAGTACGATAGTGCATATTACCAATTCGTTGTGTTTTAGTGTTCCTAGCAGTGTGGCCGGTCCAATAACCTTTGGTAAATCGGCGCCTTTCGTTTTTGAGGGTTTCTTCGGTCAATTCAATCGTGTTATTTTTTACGATTGTGTCTACATCGTCATCGATATCTCTTTCCATCCGGTCAAGCTTAGCAATCAACTCATCCAATCCATCTAAGTCCATTCCGTCACACCCTCTAAATAAAAAACGCTCTCTGACCTGTGAGGAACATGCCGGAGAACGTTATATTTGTCGCCATTAATCACTGCTTTATCCACCTTCTTGGTAAATGGACGTTGCAGCCTTGCTGTGGTGACTTTGCTTTCGATGGACCCGAATATCGATTGTATCTTTGCCAAGCTTACAGGAGACAAATTACAAGGCAATGTCACCCCTTCATCGACTGTAACCTCTGTTTTACCTGTCTCCGGGTTATATTGCCTTCCTGCGCTTTTGTGCAAGGTAATTCTATCCGAATAACGCATCAGAAGAACATCACCTTTCCGGTCTTATGCTGCTGTGGCTTGTACGTGTCTAAGATGGATGAATAAGGTTTGAAGTCATCCTCGTTGTAGCTGACAGAGTGCCCTTCCACCGATTCAGACTTCATTCCTTCACTGCCCAGCTTTTGAAACCGAATGACGGCTAATTCTTCGATGATATAGTTCAGTTCTGTTGGTATTTCTTCCAGTCCGGCATGCTTTTTCAACCATATCCGAAGATGGGACTCCGTGTTGTTAATGATAATAGTCAGTACGGCATCCTGGAGACTGTCTTCGATACCTAACATTGTTTTTACGTTATCGATTACTGCCATAAGATCACTTCAATTCGTTTTCAGCTTCGATTGCCTTTTCTTCACCTTGCACTTTTTCTCCGTTAGAAAGCTCATACCATCCAGAACCGGTATGCTTCGGAAATTCATCATCGGCTCCTGAACCCTCGGCAGTTTCCTCTGTCTCTTCTTCAGGTCCTACCTTCTTGATCAGTGGCTGCTCAACATCGTTTTTATCGCCGAGGAGCTCGTTAATACGCTCTTTAGAAGGTTCATACCCTTCAACAGGGTAAGTATCTCCTTTGCGGTAGTAATGCTTCTTATTGTCCTTGTCTTTAAATGCGCGAATAACTTCATATGTCATGAAAATTCATCCTTTCAAAGTAATATTTGATTTAATTACGCTGTCGGTGCTGCACCAGGAACAAGCTTCGCAAATGCGCCGTCTTTGATAATCATCAAACCAACATCCATCGTTGCACGTAGGGCAACCATTTCCTGTTCATACAAGTTTACTGGCGAGCCATCAGCGTTTGTGATAGTCGAAAGCTGTGCTTCCTCTGAAATCTTATATGAGATATTGAACGGAATACCGTAACGGAGGTGATCAAAGTTCCCGGCATACAACGTACCTTTTGTAAGATTGGTTGATTTCAAGTTTGTCACTGGCAATCCATCAAGCGTACCTGCTTGACGATCATATAGTGCTTCTTTCGTATCAGGATCTACAGCCCCCCGCAGAGCAGTCTTGTTTTGAACTTTAGATATCCAAGCGTTCGCTTCTTCGTCTTCTGCATACAGAGCATCTTCGACAGCCAGAATGTTATCGTAAGAAATGCCTTCATACACGATATTTCCGGCATCCGTTGCAGACTGATCAATAGATTGCGGGAACGGGTTAGCAACATTCAAAATACCGGCTTCATCAAACTTCTTGTAAAATGCTTCAGCAACTTTAGGACGCATTTGCTCGAAGAAGTCGGAAACCCTGTAGTGCAAATACTCACGGGAAACCGGCAAAATAACACCGAGTTTGTGAGCTCGCATGGTCACTTGCAGCATTGTAGGTTTGGAAGTTTGAATCTTCTCAGTCTCACCTACCCAGTATGCGCCAGGACCTTCCGCAAAGTATTCGAATGTCTTCTCCTTATCCGTCATTTCTTCATAAACACCCAGTTGCATGATTTTCGAGTTTTGCATAACGTCTTCCAAGATTAATTGATTGTGCTTATCTGGGATTGTGCCGTCCTTCGCTTCGTGTACCATCACATTATCCGGATCAAATGTCTGTGCGAAAAATTGCATGTTCAATTTCAGTTCTTGTGGCTTATTTGTTTCCATTCGTCAACCTCCCCTTCTTAAATAATTCTATTTTTTCTTGCCATCTCGGCTTTTGATTTGTTCATGTTGCTGGTTTGCGTTCGTTGATTACCTGTTTCCGGTGGTTCTTGGCGCAGTTTTTCTCTTACAGCAGCATTTACCGCTTCATCGAATGCTGTTTTGAAGTTATTGATGTTCTCGAACGTCTTCTCTCCATCTTCAGCTAACAGGAAATCAGCAAAAGAAGAAGGTAATTGCTTCCCCTGCAGTTCAGTGACTGCTTGTGATTTCAATTCTTTTTGCGCAAGCTCTTGTTCTCGTTTGTCGAGCGCTTCTTGTCGCTTCTTGAATTCAGCTTCCTCACGCTCTTTTTGAGAAAGCTTTGCTAGTCTGGCTGCTTCTTCCTCACGTTCCCTGACTTCCTTTTCCAATTTAGCCCTCATTTTTTCTTCTTGCTTTTTTAAAGCACTTTGCAGCTTGCGATCGGATTCAGCTTCAATTTGCTTTTGAAGTTCTTCTTTGGTTAACTGAACCGTTTGGCTGCCTTCGCCCTCGACAGAACCTTCACCGGATCCTGCTCCTTCTCCTTGACCTTCGCCTTCTCCAGTTCCTTCGCCATTGCTAGAAAAGAACTGTAATCTCAATTTCAATGGATCGATTTTATTCTTTTTATACATTCTCATTCTCCTTTCGCCCTTCAACACGCTACAACACGCCGAAGCCCATTGCTCACGCCCTGAAACACGTTTTTTTGCATAACAAAACGCCCAACAAGTCTCATGCCGGGCGTTATTGAAAGTATTAAAAAAAGCACTTCACTTATTAGTCATAAGCAAGCGCTTTTCAATTGATTACTTCTTTAATTTCTTCACGTGTTACTTCAATGGTCTCCCAATCATCTGGTGAAGCTCCGATGTCAGTAATGAAAAGTTCTTGTTCACCTAGTATCTCAACGACAATCCCTTCACGTCCATCCTTTAATAACACTTTGTCGTACTGCGCTATTACTTCCATTTCTACACTTCCTTCTTTGTTACATAAATGCTTGTTAGTCTAGTCTCACCTGTGTTCGCATCAACAATCCAAGCTGTTAAAACATTAGCACTTTTGCCGTTAGCGCCTGTTAATCTCAATATAACTTGGTACCTTTGACCATGCCTATCTGTCCCTTTGGGTGTAGCATAAAATTCAGATAAGTGTTCCAGAACATTATTAATCAAATCCATATAGTTACTCTGATTATAACCTAACGCTTTTTCAAATGCTATAGCCTTGTCTGGGGCTTTGCCGTTTTTATCGAGCGCATAATGAGTAAGTTTTTTCTCTGGAATATGAGCTTTCTCATAATTAGGTAAGCGCGAACTCTTGTCCGAAGTTTTAATTGGGTTCTGATCAGTGTCAGAATCATTTAAACTATATTTACCTTCCCTTTCTTCGAAGAACTTTGTCCGCCAGTCTCCTAACACCATAAAGGATGACGACCTGCAGAACGGATGCATCGGCGCTGCATTGATACCTGGCATCATGTCTTTGACCTTGAACCGTTTTCCGTCCAATCGCCGGCATGTTTTTGTTGTCCGATTATCAAGCACGGCGACATATTCATATTCTGCATCTTCGCCACCCACCTCGATATAGGACAGTTTCTGCGCTTCCGTCTGCACGCGAGCAGTCTCTGTGATCAGTAGCCTTTTAGCTTCATAGACCGACACGTCAAAATGCTCTCTGACATCCTTCACGAAGCGATTAGGGTGGACACCTCGAATAATCGAACTGTTTACGACTGTTTCTACTTCCTCGCGCAAAGCCCGCATATCTGACCAAATACGTTCGGACCAAGTGGCATCATAAAAAGAAGCGCCTACCATTGCGAGCAGCGCTTCCTGTGTGATATTTATATTTGCACCTAGTATGCCTGCCTGTCGAGCGACTTCGGCTATTCCTGCTTGCTCCAAGTATTCCTGGAAGGTTGTAATTTGTTCATTCGCCATCGCTACCAAGTGAGCGTTTAAATACATCATTAGAAGTTCTTGCCGACTGATACGCATTTTCGTGTTGAAAGTATATAGTTCCTCATTTGCTCGACCAGAAAAGTTTTTCTCTTTAACGAACCTTGCAGCAAATTCTTCGTATGTCTGTATATCAAACTCAGACACCCTTCTCTTAGCTTCTGATTGGCTTAGTTTGTTTTTACCAGCATACTTGCTGTAAAACGAATTGATTTCCTTCTCTGCTTGACTGAGAGCGTGATAGATGATTCTTTGCAGTCGTTCATTTACTTCTTCGTCCTTCATTTGTTCACGTTTGATATTGTCTTTTTCGCGTTTGACCCAATAGCTTTCTTCTTCAGGCATTTAATCACCTCACTCCTGCATATAAGAAGAGGACATTGACTGCCTTCGCTTGGAACGTTCTTCTTCGATTCGCTTTTCTTCTTCCTCTGGATCCTCGACAATCATCGGAATAATTTTCAGCTTCGTATTCTGTGATAATTCACCGCCCAAATTGTTAAACATATCGACAGCTTCTTTGGTCGACTTCGGCAAGTTTGGAGTGAACTTATAGGAAAGGCCTTCAAGCTCTCCCTCGTCAGCTTCACTAGCCACTATCTTGATGTTATTTATCAATTTATACCGACGATTCAATGAACGCTTGAACATGCGCTCTTTGTTGATTCTGATTTGTTCCAAGCCAAACAATTTGTATTTCATTGCTTCACCGGTTTGTTGTCCGGAGAAGTTCTCATCGTTCAAATCCGGTGTGTTGGTGAACTTATGGATGTCTGTCTGCAACCTATCCTTGTAGGATTCCACGCCAGAAACATCGTACTGCTTGTAAATGTAATCAGCATCAACGTCGCCTTCTTTTCCCTCGGCATTTTGGGATGGTTTAAGGAAGAGAATGTTTGCCTCTTTCTGTTTCTTCGCGTCATCTGCATCCATCTCCAAATTACCTATGATCTTTAACATGGCGTCATTCAAATCGGTCATGTAGTTGGCAGTATCTGATTGTGCAGAGTCATATAAATCTATGAGGTCGAGCACCTTTTCGAAGTCGCCTTTACGGAAACGATTGTTCGCATATTCGTTTATCGGCACGTCTTTAAAGTTGTGTTCTTTCTCGCTATCAAATTTCAAGGAATAGTCGCCTTGGTTTGAAGTGTAATAGGTGATAATCTTGCTTTGCGTGTACAGCAGCACCTTCGTTTTTCTGTCTTGGCCATATCCAACCGAAAAATAGCGAACGCCTGCAACGACCTTCTTCTCAACTGTATTGTCGTAGATCAAGAACGTTTCCAATGGTGAAGAAAGATAAGATTTCACCTTGTCCTCTTGGTTCCGGTGCAATAGTTCGTATGCTCGGCCATAAATGGATAAATCAAGAGCAATATCAGCGTTTAGCGCATCAGCTTCCAGATCTGTATTGATTTCTTTCACCTTTTCCTGAACATCGTCCTCCTGGTGACTAACGGCTATCGGGATCCCCACGAAAAAGCCCTGCATGAAGTCTGAAACATACCCGGCATAGTTATGCCTTGCCCGGTGGTCGGCTTTGTCATCTTCTTTACGGCGTTGCAGCACAGAAATAGATGTATTTTCGCCCTCGTAGTAATCATCCAGTTCGTTCAGTCTTGGGCGTTGGTGTTCGACATGGTGCTTTATCACTTCCGATAAATCATCCGGATTCTTCACCAAATCTTCAGTTGATTCATACGTGTAATGGATATTCGCCTCTTTGCTGAAACGCCTTTTTGTTTGCCTACCGTCGTCCAAGCCATGTTCAAAGTTATTTACTTGAGCCATTCCTTCACCTCCTATAATCCAAGTGATTGTAGCGCTTTGTATGTGTCATTATTTTTCGGCGTCTTCAAGTGATACTGCTCCAGGCTGTATCTTAGAGCATCGATAATGTGGTTATTCGCATCGATCGGTTCATTCAGCCATTTGCCTTCCTTGTCCTGTTGAAAGGTGTAGGTGTTGAATTCCTCGATGGTATGCTCGCATTTCGGATGAATGTATATCTTGAATCCCTGAATAAAAAGAATGCCTTGATTGATGGAACTTTTGCCTTTGACGGAAGCCCGTATTCGCCGAATCCCTTTATTGATCAGTTCCTGTATCAACCGTTTTTCGGCTGAATCACCGGTAATCGGCGTTTCTTTCAATCCCTTATTCACTAACATTTTGTAAATATCATCCGTCAGCATGGCTTTTTCATAATGTTCGTCATAGATCCACAATTCTTTGATCTCTAAATCAACAACCGTGCTCACTTCCGTGGTGGGGTCGTTCGTGAAACCAAAGTCCATGCCGTGAGCTGTACGCTGTATCTCTTTTATCTTCTTGATTGGGTCAAACTCTTTCACTTCGAAGTTCTCAAACACAAGCCCTTCGGCGACGCCCCACTCACCATCTGCAACAATGCGGGCCCGTCGGGGATTGGTTCGGTATAAGTCCAGGTATCGCTGCTTATCAACATCATCCAGCCATTCATTGACTCGGAAGGTTGTCGTAGCAGCAAAAGTGTCCTTTTCCCTTGTTTCTGCATCAAAAAAAACCCTCTTGAGCCAGTGTCTCTCTGACCAGGGGTTAAAGGTGACGGTTATTTGTTTAAAGAACTCTGGATCGTCGTAACTGCCACGGATAGATTCCACGACAGTCCGGAACTTGTCTTCTGTTTCGATTTGATAAGCTTCTTCAAACCAAGCCCACGCCAATATTCCAACGTCTACTGTAATCGATGTGATTTTCAGTTCATCATCCAGACCGCGAAACAATATTTTCTGTCCTGTGGGCATATAGGTGATCTCCGGCATGCTCTCGTTAAACTTGAATAGATGCGCTACCTTCAATCGATTGGCTGCCCATTTCAAATCGGTATAGGTCGATTGCTTATTCGTATTGGAATAACGCCTAATCACCAACAAATTCGCCCAGGAATACTTCATAATGCGATGAATGAAATTAAGTGCTGTATTCTTGGATTTCTTACTACCACGGGAACCTTTAACAACTCGGTAAAACTGCTTATTATGCCAGAACCGGTTATAACCTTTGCCAATTGCTTCTTTAACAGATACTCTCGGCCGTTCTTTAGTCGTCATCTTCCGGCACATCCTCGATGAATTCAGGGGTTACATTCTCGATTTGATTTTTATCAGTCCACATGGCATAGCGTTTACCAAGTAGTTCCGCTGCTTTGAGCCTGTCCTTGCCATCCAGTTCTTTTCTAGCAAGCTTTTGTTCTCCCATACCTAAACCAAGAGGTATCTTTTCCGACTGTTGGCCACGGAGTACACTTGTCAGGAATTGCAATATTTCATCCTGATCAGCAATGGATTCCTTTTTTAGTTCCTCCAGTCGCTGCTCTATATAAGATTTGATTGCAGGTTTTTGCATGTTCTCTTGTCCTATCCTATAAGCAGTCTTTTCACTGTAACCAGCAAGCCTCGCAGCTTCACTAGCGTTTCCTTTCCTTATATACTCATCGGCAAATCGTCTCTGTTTTTCTGTTAATTTAGCCATGTCACATAGCACCTACCTCCCATTATTTCCTTTTGCAGGAATTTAGTATTTTTTGACGAATATTAAATTAAAAAAGGGGGTGTCAAAATGTCTGATAAATACACGGGTAGAAATAATTTAGATGTTGTTATGGAACTTACTGAACTGCACCTAAGAATGTACCCTAATGACAAAGATAGAAATTTAGATCAAATTTTCGCAAAGTACTATGCATTAGTTGAACATTGCAAAATTCAAGACTTAAGTGCATTCTTATCAGATGATTTTTTAAAAGCTTGGAGAGGGGAGTAATTCCTTCTCTTTTTTTGCAAAAGAAAAAGCACCCCTGTTTGGGATGCTTTAGTTCTTATAGATTAAAGAGATTTATATATTTCTTTAATATTCTGAGAGAAAACTTCTCTCCAATGTTTCTCTTTACTATTATCATTTTTATTATCAAAGAATAATTCATTGCCATTTTCAAACCTTAAAGTAAGACTAACAGTGTTAATATCACTCACGCCCGGTTTATAAGTCGCTTCAACAATACCACTCTTGATAGTCTTGAAGATAACTTCTCTTTTATCTATGTTTACATGAATGATTTTTTCAGAAAGAAAAATATATAATTCTTTCTTCTCTTCTTCGAATAGATTTTTTGGATAGAAGTACTTTACTTCCTCCTCATTAACATATTCCATTAATAAGTTAGGTAACTTTTTAACTAGATCAGAATATAGAGGAAACTCTCTTTTTTTTAAACCATCAATAAACTCCTTGTAAGTAAATACATCTTCAGACATTTTTAAAACCTCGCTTTTTAGTTTTATAATTATATTCGACAATTAGCGAGTGTCTTCCTGCTACTACATAATATTTATAATGCTTATCCAGTAATAGAACTTACGTTCTTTATTACTAGCTCTTGATCTAAACAGTGCTCTACCTAGAGTTTAACCACAACGCTTATGCTGATGCAATTTGTCGGACATCCCGGACATCCCGGACATTTCGGACATTTGAGACACAATGCTGTTTTTGATGCGCTGAATATGGCGTGATGATAATCCCATATGGCTACTGATAGCAGTCATACTCATTCCATCCAACAAACATTCCAGCACAGCCTTCTCACGCTCATTTTCAACCACATACATCCTTTCCTGGATAAACGACACCTTCTTCTCGAGCTTATCAATCCATGTGTACTTTTTATCCCTTCTGATGACCTCTCGACCAACTGGATCACCTGGGTCTCCCTGTGCTTTCGGTTGGGCAGCTTCAACTCCTGATTGTGCGACTAGATTAGTGCCTGCATCCTTCAGCAATTCGCGCTGTCTCTTAATCTCATTGACCATCCAATGATAGTTTCGCAACGTATCAGCAATCTGTTTTTTATTCATGCCATCCAGCTCCAATCCTCATTAATTGTTTAGCATAGTCACTCGGCTTAATTGGCTTTTGCTGCGGTTTATTTCTATCTCAACAATATTGGCTTATTCTCCATTGAAACTTGTACATAACGGACCCCATTAGTTAATAAAAAAAAGACACCAAACGGCAGCATTTACGCTGTCATTTAGTGTCCTCCAGTGTGCTGGTAGAACTAGTAAAAGTTAGCTAATTATTCTGTGGATGTCGTTAATTACCTCTTGAGCTTTAACATTTGGTTTAGGGTATATATATTCTCTATTTAAAGTCTCAAAATCATATCCAGGTAAAAAAGGATCCCCCTTTACTGTTATGTCTTCTTTTATATATGGTTTTCGGAAAGTTCCAATTGCAAGTAAAATAATCTCTTCTACTCCTTCGTTAATTAGTAAGTTCCTAGTGCATTCAAATGAAGGACCATTTGTTACATAATCGTCTATTACACATACTTTTTTTCCTTTAAGTTTGCCTTTGTATTTTGGATTTAATTTTATTGTCTGGAGGTGTCTACTGCACCCTAATTTTTCTCTAACTGCAGGTTTCATATAGGTGGACTTTTCTGCGGGTGTATGCCTAATAAACATTTCATCTTTTCTTTGATTTTTCATAAGATACCTAGTTTGTTGTACTAAATCATAAATAACGTTCTCATTGGCTCCCGAGGAAGATGGCACTCCCATCCAATAATCCACATCTTCGAACTCTCTCAAACCAGTTATAACCGTTAAATAATGGAAATACAAAGCGTATTTATAATAATCATCTCCAAATTTCAAAGTGCTTTTATAAATCCTGATCATATCTTCTTCATTACCAAACATTTTTCTAAATTTGTTAGCATTAGAAAGTGCAATTAACCTAGTTTTAGAGTCTATTTTTTGGTCATAAAATAATTCTATATCCATTTTCATTATTTCTATACACTGTAATAATTGGTCGATATTTTCTAACTCAAAACCATACTTTAAAACTTTTTCCTCGATATTATCTAACCAAGCGGGGTTTATCATTAGTATTTTATTATTTGCTGCTATGTATATATCTTGATCAACAGCGCCTACTAGGATTATATTAGATTTTTGACTAACCACTCTTTTAGATACATCTTTTCTTTCTACATATTTAATTTTAGAATCATTTCCTAATTGCTCATTTACCAGTTTTTTATACTTATTTATTGTTCTAGTTACTAAAACTACTCGGATATCTTTTTTCTTAACTCTATTTATTAACTCCTTTATCTCTCCCCTTATTTGATTCTGATTATCAAAAAACGCATTACGCGAAATTAACAAATTAAACATCTTTAACCCCTTCCTCCTTTATCACATATATCTATTGCTTTAAACCGGGATATATAAGAAACAACCTTACTTTCTAATAGGGTTGAATCGTAAAATATTCGCTTTCCGTATTCATAACCCTTCCTCACTGTATTTAGGGTTCCACTTTTTACCGAAGCCTCCATAATCAAGATCTCATTACTTAATCTAGCTACGATTGAGTTTCTCTCTAAGAAATTGGATTTATAAGTGTTCTCAAAAGGGCCAACTTTACTTACAATAAGTCCTTTATTATTATATATCTTCTCAAATAAAGATTTGTTTTCTGCAGGATAAATTTTCTCAAATGAAGTCGGTAGTACTGCGATGGTTCTACCAAGATTATTTACCGTTTCTCTATGAACTACAGTATCTATCCCTTTCGCCAATCCGCTAATTGTCACCCAATTTTGATTTACATAATTTTTGACATACTCTGAAGTTCTTTCTTCTCCTAATTTAGTTGCGTTTCTTGTCCCTATTATTGCAACCTTTTTAAATTCATCTTTTAACAAACTGAAGTCTCCATAACAATATAGAAATAAAGGGCCTTCATCGGAAAACAAATTACTCGGATAATCAGAATCATATTTAAAGTATATTTTAATTCCTTTGTTTTTATATTCAGCCATTTTTTCAGTGAACTTCTCTGAGAACTCTAGTAGTAAGTGAAAATCATATACAAGTTTCTCTTCCTTTTTGGTATAAATTTCAGAATATTTATTAAAAAAGGGGTGATTCTTGTTATAAATAACTTCTAATATGGAATCTTCATTAAGATAAATTTTCTCCAATGTATTATCGGAAAAGCCAAATTGTTTTAACAATAGCAGAACATTTCTTG